GATTCTGTTAACATTACCTAGTCTTTTATTCTCTCAAATTATAATTGATAAAGCTGGTGATGGATGGGATTCAAAAATCGATTCAGCATTACAATTAATTAAAAAAACAGATATTAAAAAATATCAGTTACTAGATAGTGTTTGTGGTAAAGTAGAATTTTGGTCTTCTGGTTTTTCTTCAAATGAAGGAAAATATGGTGAAAAAGGAATAATATTAGTTGCTGTTAAAGATGTAAAACTAAACTCAATTAATAACCTAGCAGTAGTGTTGGTTCATGAGAGTTTACATTTGCATGTTTTACAAAAAGGGTACATCATAATTCCTGAACAAGAGGAAGTGTGGTGTTACAGATATGAGCTTGACTTCATTGACAAGCTACCTAATCCTGAACCTTGGTTAAAACAGCATGCAATAACTCAATTAACTAATATACAAAAATGAAAAAACTAATCCTATTCTTATTAACGGCCTTAGCCGTTTTCGGAGTATCAGCACAATCAGCTTCTACATCACCTGGAACAGGGCACTGGGTGGTAATTGATTCTGGTTACCAAGTAGCAACTACTACTGTTGGACAGACTGTTGCCCCTTTACACTTCTACAATACTTCTACATCTGAAAAGATTACAGGTATGCAGTACAGGGTATTTTATGATAACACTGCTTTTACTGCAGCTGTTCCTTCACTAAAGATCTCTGCTACTGATCAATACCTTCAGTATGTAGATAGTAACACCCAAGGATTTTTGACTGTTACTTTGGTTTACACAGGAACCAGTTCTACATTCAATTATTCAAATGGTGCTACTTTTGATCTTACCTTTACTCATGCTGGTAGTGCAACATGGAACACTTTGGATTCTATTAAGACTTTAAAAGTTGCTGGTGTTAAATCATTTGCTAACAAAGCAGCTACTAATTGGGGTAATGATACTACATTAGTAGTTTATTCTTATGGTGGTCGTTTCAACCAAAAGGTGTTACGATTTGCTGCTAAGTTTAAAAACGTTACTGGTTCAGATGCTAAGAACTTATGGGTATCTTTAGAAAAGAAAGCTCCTTCAGGATCTTGGACTCAAGTAGAAGCTAAATCAACTAACTCTAGTGGTGTTGTAGTATTTAGAAAATTCTTAGATACTACTTATTGGGATGTTAGAATGGTAGTTAAAGGAGATACAATGACTCCTGGTAGTATTATCTCAACTGCTGATGCACAGAAAATTAATCAATCAATCTTAGCTCAACACACTCCTTCAGGATTTGATTACTACACAATGGATGTAAACGGAACTGACGGTTCAATTAGCATTGCCGATGTTTATTCAGTATATGGAAGATTAGCAGGTAGATTCTCGGCTTGGCCTAACGGCAAAAAGGATGTAATGTTCTTTACAGTTGCCGAGTACAATTCAATTAATGGATCAGCTACTAACTTAACTTCTACTTACTCTACTATTAACAACTTCAACTACACTATTGATGGTCGTGATTCTATCACTTACTATGTAGCTGTTAAAGGAGATGCTAACAATACAGGATTTAAAATGGCTCGTTTAACACCTATTAAAATTGTTAACCCAACTAATGCTAAGAACTACATCATTGACAACACCGTTCAATATGACGACGTTATAGAAACTATAGAGGTTAATATGCCTAAAGTTAAAGTTGATGAAGGTAACTTAGTTAATGTTCCTGTTAAAATGCTCACTAACGGAAAACAATTAGGTGCTTTACAATTAGAGTTAAAGTACGATACTGCTTTATTAGAGTTCAAGAAAATAGATTTGTCTGAAAAAATGATGAATTGGACTTCTTATACTAATCCTTCTAATGGAGTAGTTGCTTTTGGCGCAGCTGATTTGACTAATAAAAATTTAGTTAATGATGGAGAACAAGTATTTGTGATACAATTTATTGCTAAAAAACCTCAATCAGAATGGGGAACTGCTGCTTTATGGACTGGTCCTAAGTTTGTTGGTGGTAATAATTCTCGTGATATGAATATCACTCCTGCTATGGGAGTGATTGAGGTCCGTAGAATTAATAAACCTGTTAAATTATCTCAACTTGATGATATTCTTATATTTCCTAACCCTACAGAAGGTGAGGTAATGATTCAATTCCGTGTTGAACAAGAATCAGAAACTGAAGTTTCTGTTACAGATATGGTAGGAAGACAAGTTATGGAAGTTGTTAATACCAAAATGCCTTCAGGTGAATACAAGTATGTTGTTAACTTAACCCCATTAACTAACGGATTTTATTTAGTATCAGTTAAAACAGATACACAAATCTCAACCTCCAAAATAATTATAAATAAATAATATGTCAGAAGAAAAAGAAGAAAGCGTAATGTCAGCTACCAAAAAAGCAATTATTGGTGCTGTTACTACTGCTGTTACAGCCGGCGGTGCCTGGTTTGCAACCCACTTAGGCGGTGGAGACGAGCCTAAAGAAGAAGCTAAGACAGAACAAGCAGCTCCTGCTTCTGCTGCTCCTGTTGTTATTAATGTTCAGCAAAACCAAGAAAACAAGCAACAAGTTAAACAAGGTGGTGGAACTAACACAATTATTAAAGAACGTGTAGTTGAAAAACCAGTTGCTGCTCCTGCCACTAAACCTGCTAAAGATGAAGAAGATCCTTGGTAATATTTTTTTAACTGTCTTATTAGTAGGTTGTGGTTCTATGAAAACCACCACTGAAAAAGATGTTATTGAAACTAAGGACATTTCAACTGTTTCTAACTATACTGATTCTATCAAGAAAACAGTGCAAGTGATTAATGTTGATATGACTAAAGTTTTAGCTTTATATCCTGATTTACAAGAAAAAAATGTTGGACTTGGATTCGCTGAATCCGTATTAGATTATTTAGATGAAACAAATCGTTTTGTGTTTACTGAAGAGAAGAGTGAAATCAAGGAAAGGATGGTAACTCAGTTCAAAGCATCTAAAAAAGGTGTTTTTGAAGAACCAATTGATGGTAAGGGTAAGATTAAAGCAGCCCAATACTTTGTATATGTGACTGTAGCTGATTTTGCTGTAGATGAAGATGAAACTGTAATGAAAGGCAAATCAACTGTAGTTGTAACTACCTTTATTCGTTTACAAGTAAGATTTGTAGATGCTAAAACAGGTCAAATATATATCGGTTCAGGTGAAGGTGAGTCACAAAAAGTAGGTGAATCTTTTTTAAAGAATCTTGATATGAAGTTTTCTCAAAGTACTGTAGGTAAAGCAACAAGAAAGTCTTTAGAGACTGCTACCACTAAAGTAATTGAAAACTTAATCAAGAATGGTATCTTTACGAACTAAAATATTAATAATATTGATGATTATTGGATTGCCCCTCTGCGGGCAATCCTTTACTTATAGTTATATAGATCCGTGTACTAAACAAAGTAAATTCATTAACGCCGATATGAGCGCTCCCATAGTTATCTCATACTATGGACAAGTAAAAACGTTTACATACGGGGAATTAAGTGACGGTACATTCGATGCTTGGATTAATAGTATTTATATTAAATATCAATCAACCTCACCTTGTCAAGGCGTTCTTACTACTACAACAACCACAACTTCAACCAACCAAGTTTCAAACATAATAGGTAATGTCACTAATATTTTAAGTATAGACCTATCATCAGTAGCAGGAGGATTATCAGGAGGTGTAGGAAATAATGTAGGAGGAACAACATCAACAGGTTCAGGAAGTATAACAACAAATAAAAAGAAAGATGATAACAATTCTAACAGTAATTCTAATAATAGTAGTTCCAATTCTAGTGATGGATCGAATCCAAGTACAGGAACAGGCCAAGAAGGAGGAAATCCACCAGAAAATCAAGGCGGGTCTAATGGATCAGGAGGAGGAACAGTAGGCAATGGAGGCAATAGTTCCAATAATAGCAATGGTTCTTCTGGGAATTCTTCTGGTAGTGGGAGTGGGAATAACAGTAATGGAGAGACACCAAAGGAAGAAAAACCAACAGACCAACAAGTAGAAGATACTAAAACTGAAACTCAAAAATCCCAATCAGCAGGTACTGCTAAGGCTGCGGGTAAAGCAAAAGCTGAAACTCAAAAACCAGCGATCTTAGTTACTGGGGATATTGTTGGGGTTCAAACTAGAGCTGATGGTTCTCAAGATGCTAGAGGTACTATGTCTTTTACTAGAGTAAAAGGAGATGGAACAGCCTCAATAGGTTTTTCAGCTGATTATATGGTTAATGCTAAAATTGGTAATTTATCAGCAATACGTTCTTGGATTGGAACTAATAAAGCAGGTCATAAACATATTAATGTAGCTTCAGCGGGTTTAGGAATATTACCTAAATCTACTACAGCAAATGCCTTATTGATACGAGTTAACTCAATCAAATCATTTACTGCTTTATATGGTGTGTCTGGTACTTATGGACAATTGTTTGGTGAAGAGTTAATATCAACTATAGTTATAGGTGGTTTTATGTATAAAGGGAAAATTGGTAAAGCAGTGGATGCTACAATCATTATGGCTGGTATTTATTCCCCGTATTCTAAGTTCTATACTGAATCTATTTTTGAGGCTAAACCAATTATCATACCTTTTTTAAACCTTAATTATAAACTAACTAAAACGTTTGGAGTTGGATTAACAGGTGGTGGTACATACATAGCAGGTCAAGACATTCTTAATTTTCAAATATTAATGGGTGCTAAACTAAAAATATGAGGTGGTTAATTGTATTTTTATTATTTACAAATGATTTATTAGGCCAATTTACCTACTCGGGATATCTTTATAACGCAAATGGATCCGGAGCAAATAATGTAGCTGTAAAACTTTATAGAAGAACTAACTCTACTATATCAGGATTTACTTCTCAGAATAACTATAACGGACACTCTTATTATCGTTCTACAGGTATTGCTAACTGGACTACTGCTAAAGCTAACTGCGCAGCAATGGGTGGGTATCTAGCAACAGTAACTAGCTCAGGAGAAAACAGTTTTCTATTTAACCTATGGCCTTCTGGTTGGATAGGACTTACAGATGAAGTAACAGAAGGAACTTGGAAATGGGTAACAGGAGAAACTTTTTCTTACACTAACTGGAACTCAGGAGAACCTAATAACTCAGGTAATGAAGATTATATTCAATTTGTAAGTGGTGGAAGATGGAATGACCTAAATAATAGTAGTAGTTTAGCATATGTACTAGAATTTGATTACATAGTTACAACTTCTTCTTGGACACTTTATAAAACAATCTATACTAACTCTTCAGGATACTATTCTATCTCTGAGACTTATGATCCTTCTAAGGAATACTACATAGAGATAGATGCTCCTACTAGAGTCCAATCCTACACTACTTCAGATATTCAAGCTGTTTCAAATATTATTTTAGGAAAAACAACAAGAAATGGTTTATCCTTCCACAGGTTTGATGTTAATGATGATGGATCTATTTCAATAGCTGATAAGTACTATATAGCTGCTAGGAAAGCAGGTATTTTTTCTAGGTGGAGAACAGCTCCAGATGTTAGAATCTTTACTACAGCCCAATACAATTTAATAGTAGCAGCCAAAACAAATGTTAGAGCCACTTACCCAGGAGTAAGTACTCTCACTACAGGAACTTTAACATCAGGAGGAACATTAAATCTTTATATTATTGCTCCTGGGTATGCGGGTTCTGTATCTTATTAATATTTATAAAAGATGTTAAATTTATTAACTCCTATATTATTACTTTTATCACCTATTGACACTACTAAAGTAAATGTTAATGTAACTAATGTCCAACACATCCAAACTATTGGAGGTAGAGATGTTACTTTTGGAGTTAAAGAAACAATTGAAGAATTACTAATTGAAAAAGGATATATCCCTGATGATTCATTAGGTATGTCTGTTCAAGTAAGTATAGATAGTATTTATTCCCCTCAACAAATTGTAAACATAATGGGTTTACAATGGTTAAAAAAAGATTATATTGTTGAAACTACAATATGCATAGGTACAGGTTGTCATAAATCAGTTGGTGTTAGAAAAACATTTATTTTCGCTGCATTTTTAAATGTTGAAAATAATGAAGTTCCGTTAAACCGAAAGGCGTTCTCGAAAGCGTTACAAGAAAGTTTAACAAAAACAACAAAACAACTATAATATGAAAAATTTCTTTAAACAACTGTTCGACGACAACAACTCAATTAATGAAAAAGCATTAGTAGGCTTTATTGCTTTCTTTATGCTTTGTATTGCCCTTATTGTAGACCTAGTAACAGGTTACATGGGTACTGCTTTAGTAATTAATGAATTTATTTTTGATGGATTTATGGTAATCATTTTAGGTTCATTTGGTATTGCCTCTGTGGATAAATTTTTGAATAAAAAAGATAAACACGAAGAAGATAAAGATATAGAAGGATAATGAAATCTACATTACTAGTATTATTATTATCATTAACCACAACCTTTGCTTTTGTTTGTAGTTACTTCGGAGGATTAGCTATAGATAATAGTGAGCAGTATTTAGCTATAGTGGCTGTTGCTTTTATGGATGGGTTTTTCGGTATAGTTGCTGGTACTAAGAAAGAAGGATTTAAAACTTATAAAGCAGTTAAAGTATTAAAAACCACATTTACTTGGTTAGTTATACTAACAGTAATATTAATGGTAGAAATTGGATTTCCAGGTACATCTTGGCTCTCAGAAACTATTATAATGCCGTTTGTAATATTCCAAATAGTTAGTGCTTTAAAAAATGCTTCAAATGCTGGCTTTATTAAACATTCTATATTAAATAAAATTTTAGAAAAAATCGATAAACATAAAGATAAATAACTATGTTACTAAAAAAAGGTGATAATAATGAACAGGTAAAACAACTCCAAGTTAAATTAGGAGTTGATCCTGTAGGTAACTTTGGTCCTAAGACTGAAGAAGCTGTTAAAAAGTATCAAGCTGCTAATGGATTAGTAGCAGATGGTATAGTAGGAGATTCTACTTGGAATAAAATTATGGGTTCTACTCCTGTGGCACCTGTTGCTCCGGCGGTAGTAGTTCCCGCTTCTGGCTTTAAATTAGATAAATTAAAAGGACATATTCCAGATTCTGTATTAGTTCAGATTCCTGATACTGCTGCTAAATTTGGTATTACTAATCCTTTAAGATTAGCTCATTTCTTAGCCCAGTGTGGTCATGAATCAGGAGGTTGGAAAGCTACTCAAGAAAACTTGAATTACTCTTC